AAGGGCGTGACACGGCAAGCCACACGGGGAAGTGAGAAGCGGGTTCAACTCCCGCCACGTCCACTACTGTTCAACGTGGCGAATCCGAGCCTCCGCAATACGCGAATACTCCTCAGACTGCTCAATACCAATGAAGTTGAACCCCTCCAAAATCGCGGCTTTGCCTGTTGAGCCTGATCCGGTGAATGGGTCGAGGATGGTGCCGCCGGGTGGGGTGATGAGTCGGCAGAGGTAGCGCATGAGTTCGGTGGGTTTGACGGTGGGGTGGTGGTTGAGTTTGGGTGTGTTGGTGCGGTTGCGTGGGTTGTTGCCGCCGACGCCGTCGTCTGCGATGCGGTCGGCGTCTCGTTTGGGTTGGAAGTTGTCGAGTCCTTCGTTGCGGTCTCGTTTGTTGGCTTTCGCACAGTAGAAGAATCGGGCAGCCGAACCAGAGTCGCCCATGACTCGGTATCCGCCTTCGGTTTCTTGTCCTGATGCGAATGATGTTGCGACTGCTTGACCTCGTTTGGCTGGGTATGCGCCACCCTTGCTGTCGGGGAAGAGTTGGAGGACTTCGTCGGAGCCGTCGTGGATGAGGTTCGCAGGCCAACGACCAACAACTTCCGTAGTGCCAAGTTTCGCAATAGGTTCGCCGTTGCCAAACTGATTGCCGTGTTGGTTGGAGAAGTCATTGAAGTTGTTTTGTCGTACATCGTTGCCTACTCGACATGCGTCGATGTTGAGTGCGCCGGTGCCGTGTTGGAGGACGTTGTTGGCGACGGTGCCGCCTAATGGTTTGCGGGCGAGGACGATGGGTTCGTGGGCGGGTTTGAGTGCGGTTCCCCATCCTTCCCATTGTTTGGCTGCGTCGGTTGCTGGGGCGGTGACGGGGACTTCTTTGGTTTCGCCGCCGAATGCGCCTGCTGAGGATGCTGTTCTCGTTTCTGCCCCGCTAATGCCTTTCGGGGTGACTCGTTTGGTGCCTGTGATTTCCCGTTCGGCTCCAGCCGCCTTGTCAATGGCTTTGCTGACGTCGAGTGATTTGGGGAAGCCTGATCCGTAGACCCACATAATCTGGTCTCGTATCTCAAATCCCGCATCCTCGATAGCACAAGCAAGTCTGTGATAAGTGCGAGAACCACCAAACGCAAGCAGATGGCCACCAGGTTTCAACACACGCAACACCTCACCCCACAACCCAACATCGTAAGCAACACCCGTCGAATCCCACGACTTGCCCATAAACCCAAGTTCATACGGAGGATCAGTCACCACAGAATCCACCGACCCATCAAACAACTCCCCAAGTTTCACCCGCGAATCCCCAACCAACACCCAACGAAACTCAGACACCATAAACAAACCTCCCCATACAACACAGCATACTGTCCCCATTGCGAACAGTCAAACATCTGCTACACTCAACACGTCACGTCGAGAGACGCACAACAAACCCAAAGAATACGGACCCTAAACGAGTAGATTCCTCCACGCGAACAACCGCCTGGGAAGCATCGCTAGATCGCACGGGATAATGGCCTGAAAAGGGGACCGAAGATTGTCGCCTTCTTTCGGTATCAAGACAGACGGGTTCAGGCGTAAAACAGAACTTGGGGGGGCTTAGAAGCTCCTCGTCGCCAACAAGTAGCCACCAGGGGAATGGGGCGTAGAAACAAACGTCTAAACCCCACCCATAAACCCTCGTTGCTCTCGAAGGAGCGCATCGCAACCCGCCCCGCGGCCTCGCCCCCCGCCCCCAGGACACAAAAATGACCACACACACCGGAACTAATACACATACATACCCCCCGCGCCCTCGGCACACCCCCCGAACGTCCGTTCGCCCCCCCGCGAACACGCGTTCGCCTGGTCACGCAGCGTCACGAATCGGCCACGCAAAGTGATCGAACACGCAGAGTGGGCACCGGTCACGCAGAGTGGGCGCGGCAAGTAGGGCGCTGTTAGGTCCGCCTAACACGTGAAGTGTTGCACTTGTTAGGTGGGCCTTGCGGGGGTGTGACGGGTGACTACTTGACAAGTGGGGTGCGGTGTCGTATTTTTGGGGGTGGCGGTAATGGTGCCGCCACTAGAGAGATGGAGAGAGTTATGAGGAGTCAGGGACCTGTTTCGATTGCGTTGTGGGGGGAGTGTTTCGTGTGGATCATCCCGTCCGATTCCGGAATCGTCCTAAAGTGGACGGACGGAATCGCGCAGGAAGAGGTTGAGAACTATTCGACTCTCGCGCTCGCGCTTGCGCGTGTTGCCGCGCTTGCTAAGTGCGGTGAGGCTAAGTGGGGTGCGGGGTTCTTGCAGGCGGACGCCGATACTTTTTCTGTCGTGGCGGAATCGTTTCTCGCGGAGGTAGTCAAGTGACCGCCGAAAGGGTGTTCGACATCTCCGAGGAGTATGAGATAGAGACGCACGCGGACGGCGTGGAGTATCTGCGAATCGTGGAGGTAATCCGCGACGAGGCGGGGGTCATGCACTCCGAGGAACTAATCGAAGAGGTGCCGTTGCGGGAGTGGATTGCGGCGGGCGGTGTGTTGCCGTCCGGAGTGTGGAGGGAGGCGTGATGCCGTCGAGTGATCTTCTCGCTTTGGGCGGGGCGGCGGTTGCTATGGAGGTGGCGTTTTTTTGTTGGGCGCGGTTCGTCCTGTTTTGGCGTGATCGTGGCCCGCACCCCGTACGGCGTCACCCTGGCGCGCGCCCGTCGATGTTTGACAAGTGGCTAGGCCTTAGGTAGTTTCACTAATAGCAAGCTCCCCGCGGGGAGAGAGAGAGAGAGAGTATGGCAAGGGTTACCGATAAGAACGTGAGGCGGGCGGTCGCGCACTATGCGCGGACGCTCGCGGGTTACGGTTGGGGGCGTGGCAGTCTCATCGACTACCAGGCACCATACGGGCAGGTCACTTACTTAGTGACGGACGACGGCGGGCGGATTAGTCACGATGTTCCGGGGTTCACGGGGACGGGCGGGGCGGGGTTCGTCACGGCGCGTGAGGCGTATGCCCGTATTCATGCGGCGGCGGCGGCGGTTGCGGACTATGCGCGCGACATGGGGCGTATGTTCGACTATGACGCGGGCGGCGCGGCGTGGGCGGCGGTCATGGAGCGTGTGGGGTTGGGTGAGGAGCTGCGCGAGGAGGAGCGTCCCGCGCGGGCGTCCTGGGAGTGGCAGCTATGGGCGGACTACGGCAGCGGCATGGAGTATGTTTGCACCGCGGAAGATCGCAACGACGCGCGGCGCGTGTTGGCGGACTATCGCCGGAATGATGCGGCGGGGCGTGGGCATGAGGTTCGCAAGGTTCGCGCGGGGGTTCGATCATGAGGCGCGAGGTAGTGGAGGTGTGCGAGGACTGTCTGCAGGTAGCAGCGAACGGGCGCGACGACGGGGCAACCTATGAGGCGGATCATGAGGCACGCTATGAGGCGGCGGCGGCGGATCACGGCGGCGAACCCGTCGCGGTAGTCAACGATGCGGGCGAGGTGCCGCAGGGGTTCGGGAAGAACCCTTGCGGGTTCTGCGGTTCGACGTTGTGGGGTTCGCGTTATGAGGCGGTCATCGTATGACGGCGTCACAGTCTGGCACCCTTTGGGGTGTGTCGTGGGAGCGGTATCCGTGGGGGGTTGCGTGCTACGCGCTCCGCGACGGGCACCTGGTACAACGCAGGTATGCCGGCAACGGTTCGGACCCCGTGCGGGTTCGTGACTGTGTTCGATCGTTCACGGCGGAGATTATGCGAGGGAGGTTCGCGGTATGACGGTTCACACTTGCCAGGGTTGCGGGCGGGAGCGTGACGCGGCGGCGTTAGACATGATCGACACGCCGCGCGGCCCGCTAATCGTGTGCCGCCATGTCGATGCGGCGGGGGACTGCATCGTCCCCACTATCTACCGTGTCGTTATGCGGTATGACGACGCGACGCCGGAGGGGGTCACCGTGTTTGATGCGGTTCGCATGGCGGCGACGGAGCGCGAGGCGGTGGAGTTTGCGGCGAAGATCATGGGCAAAACGGTGCGGGTTGCGGTCGATGACTACCGTACGGAGCTGCGGCGGGTGCTGTGGGTTCGCGCGGAGGGGTTGACGGGCGGGGAGTGGGTTCCTGTGTCGGGTGAACTACGGGCGGTGACGTCGTGACCTGCCAGGACTGCGGGCGTGGCCTCGCCGGAGGGGTGTGGCACGGCGGCGACGCGCGACATGGGGCGGGCCGCTACTGCGTGTCGTGTGCCGACATCGTGGCGTTTTGGCGGGTAATCGACGGCGACGACGCGGCCCCGTGCGAGGCGTGCGGGGTTCACGTGTTTGACGGCGACGCGTGTTATGACATGGCGGCGGTGTTCTGCCCCGCGTGTTGGATCGCAAAGCTTGACGGCGAACCGATCGATAACTAATCTCAAACTAAGAGAGAAAGAGAGAGAGACATGAAGATCAGTAAAGAACGGTTAGAGCTGTGGCGGGCGGCGATCACGCCGCTTGACACGCCGGAGCTGCGTGCCAGGTATGCGGCGCGAGACATACCGCGTGCCGCTACGGTGCGCGACATAGACACGCGGTACCGGTTCGATCTACTCAATGCGGCGGTCATGTTGGGCCGCTTGACGTGGGCGGACGTTTCAGGTGACGGCATGAACGACGCGCACCGTTTGACGGCGTTGCGTCAGATAGTGCCCGCCATTGACGCGGCGGAGGTGACGGCATGAAAGAGACATACCTGATTACGTCACGCACGAACGACGACGGCACGACGACGTTCGTTGCCCTGGTATCTAATCGGCGGGCGAGCGGCCCGTTCTTCCTTGACCGGAGCTATGAGGAGCGGCGTGCGGCACGCGTGGAGGATTTTCTGCGTGACCTGTCGAACGACGGCTATTCGTTGTGTTCGGCGGAGGAGTGCAGCAGTCACCCCGACGTGGTGGCGCGTATGGGGGCCGACATGGTACGGCACTTGGAGGAGGCTACGGCGTGGGCGAACGGCGAGGTAGAGGCATGACCGTCACCGTCGATTACGCGTTTTCTCCCGCGGTTCGCCGCCGGTGTGACGCCGCCGCCTGGTATGTAGACGGCGACGCACACGCGTGGGCAGCTACCGTCTATGACGGCGAGCGGTTCGTTCACGTGTACGCCGACGGCGAGATGCGTGTTCACTTGTGGTCGACGAAAACGGCGATGCTCGCGAACAGTCACGATTACGCGGTACTCCGGTACGGTACGGACCTGATCGACAACGGTATCCGAACCGACAGACAGCTGGCCCGCGCCGATGATCGCATGGAGTGGGGTAACAATGCCTGGTTCGATCTCTATGACGGGGAGACGGGTGAACACTTGGAGTGTGTCGAACACTCTCTGCGGGACGCGGTTGCTGCGGCGGTGGAGTATCTGCGGGAAACGGCGGAGGTAACGGCATGAGCGCGAAGAAACTAAAACGGCACGCCGTTGTCAAGATCGACGGGCAGCTATGCCAACTAACAGACACACCCCGCAAGGCCATCAATGGCACCTGGTTGGTCTTCTATCGCGTCGCCGGAGGCACACGGGTAGAACGGTCATACCTCACGGAGCAAGAACTAAGCGAGCTGACGGCGGAGGTGACGGCATGACCCGCACCGTGTCACGTGCCGCATTGACGACGGCGGCGGTGCTATTGTTCGTCGCCCCGTTCGGTTCGATGACCGCCATCGACGCTGCTGCGGCGGCGGTCATGCTGTATCCGTTCGCGCACTTGTTCTGCAAGCATGTCGTCCGCGACTGAACCGCTACCGTTCACCGGTTGGTTGCCGGAGCCTCGCGCCAGGCAGTCTGACCCCGTGACGTCAACGGAGGCAGCGAAGGCGGTGGCGTTGCGTGCAGGTACGCAGGCGGCGCGTATCGCGGTCGCGTACCGTGACAACGGCGAGCTGACCGACGATGAGGCGGGGCAGCTCGCAGGGTTGGGGCACGCAGGCTATTGGAAAAGGTGTAGTGATCTTCGCAGGGCGGGGATCATCAAACCGACGGGCGAGACACGCCCAGGTCGCTCCGGTGAGCAGCAGCGTGTCTGTGGGTTGACGGCGTTGGGTCGAACCTTGACGGCGAACCTGTGAGGCACCTGTTCCGCAGGCTCGCGCACCGTATCAAACAACCCGCTACGGCGACGGCGACGGTATCGATGTTCGTGCTACGGCGTGACCGTGACGGCAAAGTGTGGGCGGGGCCGTACCGATGGACGGGGGCGACGTTCACCGACGCGAAAAAGTTTTGGTGGGGGACTGCTACGGCGGCGGCGATGCAGGCACGCGTCAACGACGAAGGGTTCACCGGCTGCACGATCATGCAGGTACGGCGTTAGGATTATTCGGCGGCCCGTCGAGAGTTCTCTCTCTCCTCTTGGCGGGCCGCTTTCATCTCCACCCTGGTTGAGCTGTGCGAGTTCGGGTTGAGGCAGGTCGGCGGTCTTGACGGGTCAACATGCAGGGTTACGGCGTTGCCGCACAATGGGCAACTCCAGCGGGTCGTTTTCATAGGTTGATTATCTGTTCCCCGATCCATTGGGCGACGGGTGAGGCGACGCCGTTGCCGCATTGTTTGTAGCGGTGGGTGTCGGCTTGCCCTGCGGTCCAGTCGTCTGGCCAGCCCATCAACCGTTCGCATTCGAGCGGGGTGAGACGTCGCACGGACATGGTTGTTGCAACAGCGTGTCGGTCGGTGGTGTTGAGTGTGAACATCGGGTCGCCTTCGTCGGTGTGTCCTTTGCCTGCGGGTTCGTTGTGGTCTTGGCGACCGATGACGTTCCCTTGTATGCCGATTGGTTGGACGATGGCGATGCCACCTTGATTGCATGACGGGTCAGGTCGAGCAGTGTCCAATGTTTTTGCTATGTCAGTTTCTCTGACTCCGCTGTTTGGGTTGGATGATTTCATACTGTTGGACGCAAGTGAGTCGAACGAGTAGGCGACTGCCTGTGCCCCGGTTTGATCGAGGGTGTAGGCGGGTGCGCCTGATTCTGCGATGCCGAGACCGTTCTGATGTTTCTCGATTTCTCGTCCGTCCTGTATGGGGATTGCGACGGCCATGCCAGCTCCTTCGGTGCGTAGCGTCGGCCATGCCGTTTCTGATGGTTGCGCTGAGAGTCCTTGTGTATGGCTGAAACCGATGACAGGGACATTGTTCCCACCGGTGCCCATTCGTGATTTGAGTGTTTGCACTGGCGACTCGTAAACACGCACATCGTCTACGCGGGTGCCGTCTAACAGCAACGGTTCTCCAACGAACAGAGTTTGGTCGTTGCCTCCGGCTGCAAGGGTCAACGATTTCTCTTCCGACAGCAACGGTCCTTTGCCTCCGCCGGGTTTGCCTTCGCGTTGCCTCATCACGATGGCGGTGGTGGATTGCGCCCGTTTCGCTTTGACGAACGGTTCAACCAGCAACGTCTCAGACCCGCCTGCCAAGTCGCCGCCGTTGGCTCGCAACGTGCCGACACCTTCCGTGTATTGGGCGTGACTGCTGCCCGTGAATGGTTCGACGACCAGTTTGTTTTCTTGTACGTATTGGTTGCCGACATCTCTGTAGTCGCGGGTGGCCAACGAACCGACGACTAGTTTGTTTTCCTCGGCATAAATGTTATCGACACCCTTGTGGTCACGAGCCGTCAAGCAACCCGTTACGTCTTGGTTACGGCCTCCAATGCCCGCAGCAACCGCTCCGGCAACACCTTCCCTCGTCGTTGCGCCCTCCGCAGAATCCCCTCGCACGCCTTCGCTGACAGGTAGTAGCGGGTCGGGACATCGTGCGGCGGTTCCAGGATCGAAGACAGAGACGACGAACACTCTTCGACGCCGTTGCGGGACTCCGAAGTATTGCGCATCCAACATCCGCCACTCCGAGAAACACGCCCCTGCTTCATCCATTTCGTAGAGGACTTCCCCGAAGTCGGCACCTCCTCCGGACGATAAGGCCCCGGCGACGTTCTCCCAAATAGACATTCTTGGGTATTTTCCATTGGTGATTTCCCTCATTTCTTTGATGATTCGGATACCTTGATGGAACAAGCCTGAGCGTTCGCCGCCCAACCCTGCCCGTTTTCCTGCGACCGACAAATCTTGGCACGGTGAACCCCACGCCACCACGTCGACGACGGGTGCAACCGACAGGATGTGGGCTGCGGTGAGCGTGGACACGTCACCCCACCTGGGTACGTTCGGCCAGTGTCGTTCCAAGATTTTGGTGGCGTGCTTGTCCCATTCGCATTGGAACACGGTTTCCATCCCTGCGGCTTCCAAGCCGAGGTCGAACCCGCCGACACCGGAGAAGAGTGAAAGTACTTTCATTCGTTGATCCATCCCCTGTTGATGATGTGGTACACGTCGATGCCGTTCACGTTCGTGCAATAACGGATGTCGCCGTCGCGGAGACGGTTATCCAACCAGTCAGTCAGACCCGTGTTTCTGCCATCGGTCTCGGCTTGCTTTGAGTCGGCCTGCCCTGTATTCGTGGCAGAGGCAGGGGCATCCTTTGATTTGGTGCGCCGTCCACGGGGTGAGGGCTTTTTCGACTGTGCCACAGTGGTCACACGAGTTCGGCAAGCCTGAACCAGTCGTCACCCCAGATGGCGGAGGGGTGGACGCCGAGATGGATTGCTGCTTTGTCTGCCGCTTGTTCCGGTACACCGCCATCACTGTTCCACAGTTCTACGGTGCGCCGGGTGACGCCGATTGCGTCGGCTACTTGGCGCATCGTGGCGGTGTTCTCGTCGACGAAACGTGCGAGTGGTGCGTACGGTAGTCGGTGTTGTTTGACGAACATCGGTCAGAACGGTTCTTCGTCCAGGGTTTTGTGGGTTGGTGCGGTTTCGGGTTCGTCGGTGGTGATTTCCCACAGTTGTGCGTCGTCGAACTTGGCGGCGCGTGCGACGAGGAAGACGAGTTTTTCTTCGCCTTTCTTGTTGGTGACGAGGACCGATTCGCCTGGTTTGCCGTCGTGCCGGATTTTGACGCCCCACGAACCGGATTTCAGTTTGTACCACGTTGCTGACATTATTCGTCTCCTCTGTGTTGTATCAGGTTGTTTATTTTGATTCCGTATTCCGCGAGCTGCTGTTCCAGTTGTGCGACTTTGCGTAGCAGTTCGCGTTTGTCTTCCCTCAACGCGTCAAGGTCGCGTTGGAGATCGGTGATCCACGCTTCGTAGAAGATGGATTGGTTCTCTGTCATGGTTCTACCGTACCTGTTTGGAAGCCGTGACGCAAGTATCGTCGGCGTTGCACGGGGTTGAGGCCGCCCCAAATCCCGTACTTCATGTTGTTCTTCACCGCGAAATCCAGGCACTTCTCCCGCACCGGACAGGTTCGGCACACCGCCATCGCTTTCGGTGCGTCCACGTTGTACGTTTCTTCGGGGAAGAAGTCGATGCCCGATCCTCGGCAGGCGGCGTCACCCATCCAATCGAAGTCGTGGACGACCAACGCGAACTCGCTCAACAGTTGCATGTAGTCATAGTTTCCACGGCTGCCACCCGTTCCCGTTGTGTTCTTTCGAGTAGTCATGGATGGCTTTCGCAGCTTTCAGGTTGAGGTAGGGGTCGAACAGTTGTTCGCATCCGACAGTAGTGAGTACGCCGACGGTTTGCAAGTATCCGTCCGGATACCAGCGGGTTGGTAGACACCAGCTCCGATCATTCACTTGGGTCAAACCGAGGTCGGAGGACCCGTCTTTGTTGAGGGTGGTGTTGTGGACGTGGGGTAGGCAGTTGGATTCTTTCCACATCACCTTGTCGAGCATCGGCAGGTCGGCTTCGGCCCAGCCTGCGTCCCTGGCGAGGGGCCACCATTGGGGGCAGCGGGCGTCTGGGTTCGCTGGGAGGGTGGTCGTGGAGGGGGTCTGAGACGCGTCAGGAACGCTTATGAGCGTCGCAACTGGCTGGGGGGTGGGTAGGGAAGGGGTGTCTGCCTGCCTGCCCCCGAACGCGATAAACGCGAGGGTGGTTGAGGTTATGGCAAGGAGCCTCGGTATCCAATCCATCGGTAGTCCTTTCGGTTAGGGGTTCGTAAGCAGGGAGACGACTTCGCTGAACTCGGACAACGACATCAACACTATCCCATCCGTCGAACCGTCCGGCATCGCCACCATTATGAACGGGCGAATGTCGCCCAACGCCTTCGCCGCATCAGACTGGGCTTTAGCGGCTTGGAAACGGGTAGCAATCGGACCGACCTGCAAGCCTGCTTTGATCTCGGTACGAAAAGCACCACCCCAGTTCTCCTCGTGACGTGTAAGGTGACCGCCCAACCCCAGCTTCTTACGGGCACGACGCGCCTTCGCATCCCCTTTGGTCCGATTTCTGCGACCGCGAGCGGCAGGATCGGAACACCCTCTAACTCGGCGTACCTGATTGCGGTCTGGTCTTCCCAGAGTGCCAAACAGAGGGCATCCGTCCACGTTGCATTTCGCTTGGTTCCCCTGACATTCCCCTTTGCGTTCATCGGTCATGCCTTTGCCTGCTGGTCGATGTGTTCACGGTATTTGCGTTCCATGTCCGCGACGTCGACACCGTTCTGTGCGAGGAACTGTACGAAGCCCAGGACGTAACGCACCTGGTTGCCGAGCTGTTCAAGTTCCAAGCCGAGCAGCATCGCCTTCTTGCGGAGTTGCCGGTTCAACTGCTTGTTCACTTCATCTCCTCGACAGTGCGTCGTAGCCCAAGAATCTGTGATGCGGCGTCCCTTGCAATCTGTGCCAACATCGGGGATTCTTGCTGCAGCACTCTGTCAAGCGCACGCAACTTCTCAATGATGTCCACATCGTCCAACAGCGTTTTGCGTGTTTTCTTTTCCAAGTGAGCGATGTATTTGGATGCATCATTCAGGAGCGTGTTTAGTTCACCTTCCTGAGTTTGTACCGCCCGCTGGTCAAGTCGCGCCCGTATGGAGTCTCTCGTCGGCAAATCCCGCAAGAACTCGTAGAAGCCGTTGAGGTTGTCGCGGTTCATTTCATCTCCTCGATCATGTTGATGAGGACGTTCGCCTGCCCTTTCGTCAACGACTCAAAATGCTTCAAGTCCGGCAAGTTGAGAAGCTCTTGTGCTTTCTCCAGTTTGTCGGTGTACGACAACACGCCCTTGCCTGACAGCATCGCCCGAATCTTGCCGACCTGCGACTTCGTGGCAGGCGAATCAGGGTCCTTGATTTGCGGTGTCGCCTCCACCTTCTCGGCGGTCGGGAACACTTCCTTGACTTGCTCGACGAACGTGTCGGCTTGCACAGCGACAGGTTTCTCGACGATGGCCGTCACCGTCTTGAACGCGTCACGCAACTTCGGGGCGTCCGCATCCGTCAACTGTGCGAGGTTGACACCCGCAGTCTTGGCGACCGTCTCAGGATCGACGCCTTTCTTGGCGCACGCCGCCTTGAACTTGGTGACGAAATCGTCCTGCGACACGACGGCGGGTTTCGGTTGCTCGGCCCTGGCGACTTTGCTCATCTCCTCACGCGAAGGCCGAGGGGCGGTCTTTGATTGGAAGACGAAGTTCGCCAAAGCCCTGCCGATGGCGGACGTTTCTGCGTTTTCTACGTGCGAGGTGCGGTTGACCGGCGACGCGTCACGCAACTCTTCGGCGTATCCCGTCGCCTTCGGATGCTGGTCGGCGGCATCCACGTACACCTCGGCACGGAACACCACCTTGTTGTCGTCGTAATGGAACACCGTCGTGGCAATCCTGCCGTTCGGGTACTGTTCCCAAAACTTTGCGAGGCGGGATTCCACCGTCTCGTAGTTGTCAAGGTTGAATCGCATGGCTGTTTCCTCCTGTGTGGGTTACTTCTGTTTGACGAGCCTGAACGTGCGGAACTCGGTCGTCTTGCGGTACTTTTCCGCCAACGCCGGATGGTCTTTCTCGAACCGTTTTTGGTCGAACGAGGTGCGCGACGCGTTCTTCCACGTGCAAATCAACTCGTCTTGGATCGTGCCGTACTCGGAGTCTTTCAACATGTCGCACAACTCGGCTTTCGCCAGCGACTCGGCGGCCTCGGCATTCGCCAACTGTTCCTTCGCCAACAGCAGACGTTCGACGAGGACGAGGGCGTCGATGCCGAGTTCGCGCGTGTTGTCCACCCCGCCCTGCGCTTTCGGGTACAGCTCCGCGGTGTGCCGGTATTCCAGCACCGTGTCGTCGGGCATCATCCCCATGTCGATTTGGGCGAGGAAGCGGCGCACCGCCTCGATGTGGGTTTGTTTCTCGTCGCTCGACACCTTCTGCACGTGGAAATGGAGGTCGAGGCTGGAGTCGAACACGATCCACGTGATCTCCGGTACGTCGGCGCAGATGGCTTGCTGGACGCCCTGCCAATACCAGTACGGCAACAGTTCGCCGCGCCACAGCTTGTTGTAGGTTTTCTGTTCATAGACGCGACCAGTTTCATCCTGCGAATCCAGAGTGGCGATGAGCCTGACGCCTGGTTCGTCGTAACAGAACAGTACTTCCGGTTCGACGAGGTTGACACCGAGCAGTTCGGCGGCCCACCCTCGGATTGGTGCTTCGAGTGTGGTGCCCCGCTTCATCGCGGCGTTCTGTTCCTGGGGTTGTGGAGCCTCGTAAGCGAGGAGTTCGACGGCGAGATCGGTCTTGCTGACGTATGGGTGGGCGTCGTGGATCGCTGCGGCGACTGACGCCGAGACGCGTGCCTCGCCAGCTTGGTTCTTCCATCTGACGGCCAACCATTCGGCTGAGCCGTGCGGCGGTTTCGGTATGCGGGTTTTCATCGGGTTCCTCCCCTGTTGTGGTTATCGTGGTTCACCGTACAGGACGGGTGTAACGAAGTCAAGTCAAAGTTGCGGGTGTCCGAGGGTAACGACTTTCTGCACCATGCCGACCGGTATGTGGGTGACCATGCCCACCGTGTCCATTTCTGGTTCTTCGTCGGGGCAGTAGGAGCAGGTTACCGACAGGTAGCCGTCGAGGATGTCGGGCCACAGCCAGCCGACCGACACGACATGCTGCGGTTTCGCCTTGTAGTCCTTCGTCGAAATCCAACCGTTCGACGAGTCGAACGCGTCGATCCAATGGACGGCGACGAGCGACCAGGCGCACGGGCTTACCATTTCTCTGCTTTCCTTTCGGACGAGAACACGGGTGCGTGGAACGTGATGCCGTTGCTCGGCGTCACCACCGCCAACGCCTGCTGCGGCGGCTCGAACGTGAAGTTGTTGATGAACGCATACTCGTCGTAGCCCTTCAAGCTCCCGTTGATGACGAGTTGCGGGGACGGCATGTATTGGTGCCAATGCCCCAACCAGAGCGTCGAGAAGTTTTCGCCGGTCGTCAAATAGCGTTGCGCTTTGCGGGCACGCAGACGCATGATCGGCGGGTAGATGCCGCCGATGCCGCCGCCGCCCGATGTCTGGTCGCCGTGCGTCAACAGGTGTCCCCACTCGTAGATTTTCACCAGCACGTCGGTGCCTTCGGGGATGTCGAACGTGACCCGTTTGTCTTTGGCGAAATGGTTGGCGACCATCTTGGCGAGCAACCAATCGAAGTTCGTCTTGACCCTCAGTTTGGCTCGCGGTTTGCGGGACATGCGCCCGTGGTTCCCGACGACCGAGGCGACGTGGACTTTCCCGAACTCGCCCGCGAGCAGGTCGACCGCCGCAGCCACCTGTTCCGACCAGTAGAGCAGGGAGCCGAGCATCGTGTCCTCGTTCGTTTGCGCCAGCTCCTCGTGGATGTCACCGGAGAAGATGTCGCCGCCCAACAGCAGGACGCAGCCGTCGTAGTTGACGCCCGCCAAGTAATGCCTGGAGATTTTCACCACGTTCGTCGCCCACTTGTGCAGGCGTTTGGTGGCGATGTCACGGTTGTACGCGTTCAACCCTTCCACTTCTTCGGGTATCACCACTTCGTCGAAGTGGGTGTCGGACAGCATGACGACGAGGGTGGCCGCCGACGTTTTCGGTTTGAGCGGAGTCAACCATTTCGGCGGTTGAAGTTCCGCGAGTTCGGCTGCCGACACGACCGACAGGGCACGGTTCGCCAAATCCAACTGCTGTTGAAGACGCACCACCTCATGCTGGGCGAGGTCGCGTTCACGACGCAACTTGATCGTGTCCGCTTTCTGCAACGTCTCGTTCTCTGCCCGCACCTCGTCACGAAACGTCATGGTTGCCCCCGTTGTCGCGGATGAACTCGCGCCTCATCTCGCTGATCGTCCCTTTGCCGACGTGGATGCCGCGCCGTTGGAGGGCGCGGACGATGGACATTTGGCTGACGCGCACGTCGAGCATCGCCGCCCGAAACTCGGCCAAATCTTCGTCGTTCAGCTTCTCCCGAATCTCGTCCATCTTGTTGCGTCGCCGCGGATGCGACTCCGCGAACACCTCGTCCATCAGACCCATGATTCCCCCGTCTTGAACATGTGCGACAGTTGGGTTTCGGTGGCGCGGACACGTTCCCTTGCCATAGCGAGACACCCCAAGTATCCGGCGGCGTCAACCGTGTTGTCGGGCAGGTTCATCCCGTTGTCGATTTCGTGCATCAGGCGCGACAGTTTGACGCACAGCATGAACAGGATGCCGTCTTCTGCGGTGAGCAGGTCTTCGCCTTTCAACGCGTTGAAGATGGAGACGGTGCGCGAATAGTCGTCGAGCGGATGCGAGTAGGCGTTCTGCCTGTCGCCGGTAATCAGCTCATGCGCTTTGGTGAGAACCTCCGCGCCTGCCAGTGGATCGTGCATGTTTCCCCTTTGCGAGTTGCTCGATTTTTTCTATCAGGTTCCACAACTCGTCTTGTTCGGCCACCCCAGGGTAGACCTTACGCAGATAGGTTGCGATTCGTTTCAACTCCATTTTGGTCAGCTGTTCGGCCATTGTCAAGCATCCCCCTCGTGGCGTGGAACTCTATGTGGTGGTCGAGCCGTTCGTCAAGGCGTTCCACCTTGTCCTCGACCCGTTGCTGGCCTTTGTGGACGACCTTCAACATGCCCAGCACGACTTGGTGGTCGGTGTGGTTTTCCTTCTTGAACTGTTGCAGGACTGCGACGATGATCCCTCCGACCGCCGTGACGACGGCGGCGAGGATCAACGCCCAGTTGCCGTCCACGTCACGCCTCTGGTGCGGGGCGTGTGGCGACCCATTCTTTGACTGCTTCCGGTGTGGCGTCACCGGCGACGTAACGCAGATGCCACGGTTCGGATTGGACTTCCCACGAGAATCCGAACTTGTGGGCGTTGGCGAGCATCCACTTCAGTCGCGCCCCTGACGCGTTGGCGATGTCGACGGCGATACCGAGGTTGTGGTTCGATGTCCCTGGGACGGCCATCGGTGCTAACCCTTTTTTGAGGTACCAGGCTTTCCCTTTGTAGATGCGCGGCGTCTGCTTGCGGAGTTTCGGACCTGGGTTGTCGGTGTACCTCTGGTAGAAGCCGTACTCTTGCGTTTCGAGGCTGCGGTAGGTGTCCGCTTGCGAGGTTGGGGAGAGGTCGATGCCTTCGGCGTTGGCGGCGGCGTCCATCGCTTCGTATGCGTCAGCCGCACAATGATGAAGTTTGCCTTTGCCTTCAATGCCGCGAAGAAGCTCTTTGGGGAGGTCACCTGGTTTTACCCCTTTCAGGTGCGAACAGAGTTGGACTTTGACTACCGGATACTTGTCGGCCACGGTTCAGGCTTTCTTGCCGAACGCCTCAGCGATTTCCTCGCTCGTCAACTCGCCGTCAGTCGACGCGGCTGCGAGCTTCTGGATCACTTGGACGACCGCCATGAATCCTGCGAGCAGCGCGGATTTCGCCACCGACACGCCGATCACCGCGCCACCAGTCACCGCTGGCAGGGCGTTGGCGAGGAACAGGGAGAACAGGCGTTGTCCCAAGTCAAGGAACTTGGCGATGGTCTTGTTGGCGACTTCCATGAATCTACTCACTGTCTTCCCCTGTCGTGAAGGTCAGAATGGAGTGTAGCACCAGTGCGACGCCCGTGATCCAGAGGGCTTGCCGCAGGGTGGGGCCTGAGAGGGTGATGAGAACTAGACCTGTCCCCGCCAAAGTCCACGAGTTCTCGGTGATGTAGCCGAGTATTTTTTTCATGGTTTCCGCATCCTAGTTCCTGCCGCTGCCAGCACCGTGCCTGCGGTGACGGCGATGAGGGTTCGGCGGGTTGAGACGGGGACTTTTGATCCGACCGGCACGTAGGTGTCCAACCCAGACTTGTAGATGTCGACTTGTTCCTCGAACGCTTCGCGGACTTCTTCTGGTGCGTTTTGGACTGCGACGACGAGGGCAGCCACTTGTTCTTCGTCCAGCTCATCGACTTCGATTGCGGCGAACACTTCGGCTGCCTGTTCGACGGTGACCGTCTCGATGGCGGTCACGATCTGTTGCGGTGTCGGGTCGGGTGGGAGGGTAGCCTGTGGTGATGATGGTGTTTCTGGCTGCGTGGGTGGCGGTGGGTTGGTTGTTGTTGTTGGCGATTGGGTGGTTTGGGTTTCTGGGACGGTTGTTGTCGGAGGAACCGTTGTGCGAACCGTCGTCGTGCTGTTCGCGTGAGTCGTCGATGGCGCGACGGTTGTTGTCGGAGGAGGAAGGGTTGTCGGGGGAAGCGTTGTCGTCGTCTCAGGAACGGTCGTCGTCGTTGTAGTTGTCGTCGGCTCGGTGGTCGTCGTGGTTGTTGTGGTGGTTGCTGGCGGCACGTAGACGGTCGTAGTCGTCGTTGTCGTGGTGGTGGTCGTCGTGGTGGTGGTCGTCGTGGTGGTTGCTTCGGTGGTGGTGGTCGGCGGTTCGGTGGTCGTCGTCGTCGGCGGCTCAGTGGTCGTGGTGGTGGTGGTTTCTT